CCTTGCTGTGCTAATATACTAGCAACATAACTATGTACGGGTTTAGCGTCATTTAAAAATGTATTACTATCTGCTATTCCGGTATTGTTCGTATTAATATTAGTTACAGGTAACCGTACTGCACCGCCTAAACTTTTTGATTCTCCTGAATTTGCTACAATATTGTCTGTGCCACCGATTGCAGGAACCATTTGTAATGCTTCTGCTTGTGGTACACATCCTATCCAAAAACCATAATTAGGATCACCATTAATGAATATACATATAACTGTTGTACCAATATCAGGTTGACTATTCCACATGCCATAGCTGTTGGGATTTTTAATATATTCTCCCCATCCTGTATTAGCTGATGAGGGTGTAGTTACACCATAGAAAGGACTCATATAGCTTACTGTTACCCATGAGTTACTATCATTAGGATTTGTACTGCCTAAATCACTAATGTATACTTGCAATCTACCTGACCTTACTGGATCAATGTTGTCTTTAACAACGCCAAATAATGGTACACTACGTAATACTGCACCTCCGGCATCCGGCTTACTTGATTTAGTACTACCTCTAGGTTTTATTTCATCATATGCCATATATTATATTCCGCCCCTCGGTCTTCCTGGTACTGGTTCATTTCTGCCACCTTGATTTGCAGGTTGTTTAGTAGGATTTACTACATTATCATCCTTGTTTTCAGACGATGCATTAAGAGCACTGTTTGTTTTAACTGGATACCTAGTTGCTAGTCTATTTACCTCATTATTAGCTAGTACCTTATCTTCTTCTGAAATAATTGGACCAACTCTAGGATCTGAACTTGCAGTTCGACGGCCACTTGCATCCAATGCAGCCGGTCTACCAATTTCACTATTAGATTCTTTAGCTACTATATCAGTCATAGGATTTATTACACAACTTAATTCTTGTGTAAATTTACCTTTTGAAAAAATACTGTTTACCTCTATTACTTGATAACTTATTCCCTTAACAATTGATGCAACTTCTTTAGGGTATTTCCAAAATAATATAGACTCGTTAATAGTTAGTAGTCCGGTATCATTGTTGTAATCTTCCGGTTCTTTGAAATCTATCTCAATAAAAACTTGCCCACCATTTGGATTAATAGTAAAACCTTTACCATAAAACTGACGATATACTTGATCTAACGAACTAGGACTATCTTGCATTAAAAAATCAGGATCACCCATAATAGTAACTTTTGTATTAGCATAACTACCCGGATCAAATAAACTTGTTAGATAAGAATTTTGTGCTTCTTTACCTTGATCTAATTTACCTGTTCTATCTTCATTTTGCCGTTTGCCTTCACTAGAGGGTATATCTTGATATCCACCCTGACTAGCAGGTGCACCGGTTGGATTGTTTGCGGCAATAAAATATGCATTATCTAACTTTTGTTCATAATTTAGTATTTCTGAGTTTTTTCCGGTAAACCAATAATCATATCTTTTATGTGGACCATAATATTTTGTAGTTTTATTTACATACGGACTAGTAACATTGGGTGTTTCATAAGGTTGTATGATATATGTAATTTCATACGCAAAATCACCTGCTATAGTATCAAAGCCTAAACATTTAACTTCAGAACCTAAATTATACCATTTAATTACATCCGGTTTAGGATCTGTAACATTTGGTCCACCTTTATTAGCCGGAGGCGGTTGCGTAGTTGATTTTATAATTACATTTAAGGAATCAGTCAGATAAGAACTTTGTGATATAATTGAACTCAATGCTTGCATTATAGATATATCATTAGCAAATGTAATGGTTCTACTATTCTTATTAGGTGTGGCTGTTACAGAAACACCTTCATTAACTTGATTTACATTTTTAGCTAAACTCATGGGCCATTGTGATTTGTTTATATCAGCAAGACTTACAATGGTTGCACCACCTATTTCTTTTTCAGCATTTCCTAAATATCTGATGTTATAAACATTTGGTATAACACCCACTGAAGATGATCTTGTTTTTTTTCTGTTTTGTTGGTACTCGTTTAACTGATCTATTAAATTTTTTAATACTTCTGATACGGTGCTACCTTGATATCTTCCACCACGATCTAATCTACCAAATTTCACACCAAATGCTGTGTCAGGAGCAACAGGTGCTGCCGTAATATTATATACTGTTGTTTTACCATCAAGTTTAAATTTGAAACTTTTAATTTTAATGTCAAAAAATCTTTCATATACTCCGCCCGAATCGCCGGTTATATTTTTATTATCTTGATTATATGTGGTGTCTGCTGAAATTTCTTTTCCGGTTTCATCGTATCCTTGAAATCTAATACCTAATATAAAAAATTGTCTAGTTGCATTAAACAAAGCTTTATAATTTTTTAATTTACTATTATTTTTCAATATTTCCGAAGCATTTGATAATTTTGATATAAATGAGAAACCATATGGTTCATAAATGTTAAATAAAATTTCACTATCGTTAGATGCAGTAGTAGTTGCCGGTCCAGCTGTTTTGGTTTTAATTTTTAAATCATCTATATAAAAATCATAGTCAAATGCACGTTTACTTGTCTTATTGTTTATACCACCACTTTGTGCTATAATATATGCGCCTGCCATACCACTTTCAACTTCAGTTGCTACTTGTGGATTCGCTACATTATTAATAGCATTAATGTTACTTCTACCGGATCGTATAAAAGCATCATAAGCATCAGGTGTTATCATATATAAAGTAAGTTGATAGGTGTAACTTGATAAACTTGACAATGGATTTTGCGGGCGCATGCCAGGTTTTTGATTATTTGGGCCTGCGTTTTGTGCCGCATTTTGTGTTGAGATAGTTCTATTAGTAGTAATAACTAGTTCAGGCATATTATTTAAATTACCAGATGGATTAGGATTTGCTTCTGCTTGACTTTCTTTATTTTGGCCGCTATCTCCGTCAGCCGATCCTGTAAGGTTATTACTATTAGGCTTATTATCTGTACCAGGTGGTAAAGGTTCTGTATTAGTTGGTGGAACTTGTTGTTGGTACTGTGCCGTTAGACCGGCGCTTTGTCCATCAATAGTACTAATCAATCCATCAAAAAAAGCCTTATCAGCATTATAAGAGGTATTAGTAGGAATTTTTCTAACTACTTCTTGCGGGGTTCCCGTATATAATAATTTACCAGACCCTCCGTATACATATGCTATCTGGTTTCCTGTATTTGTATCTAATTCAACCTTTGATGTCCAAGGACTATATCCTGGATTAGGGATTGATCTTGTACTTCCTATTGTTGCCATTTATAGTCCCAGTAACTGTTTTAAAAAATCTGCCTTAGGTAAATAGATACCCACTCCTGTAACAAAATCAAAGTAAGGATCTTTTAATCTGTTAGGATTTCGTTGTGCAAATACCCACCATAACCTACTATCAGCATATAAGTCATATGCTAACATATCAGGACGATATTCATATACCATTGTAATTTCCCAATATATGTCAGAAGGCTGTTTAAATATAGGCCTATCTATCATTATATCTAAAAATTTATCATTAACTATGTCTGTGGCATAGTATGGACTTGTTTGTGGATAAAGTGCGTTGTTTGACATTACCAAATTCCTCCGCCACTACGTTTACTACCCTGTAGTAAAGAACCAGTGGCATATTCTTTTAAACTAAATTTATTGCTTATATCATTACGTGTTACAATTGGATATGCAGTTACTGCAATCTGAATCTTTGTAGGTACATATGTAGGTTGTGTATTACTTTGCTGTTGCCAATTTGGAACACTTTCATTTCCCCCAAAATTTAACCCATTAACTTGTAATCTACGGCAAGATACACCATCATCAACCGTAATATCATTACCACTATTATATTCGCTTGAATTAACTCCGGGTAACAATGTTGGACTACCTGCTCTTATATAGTCCACATCATTTGGTAAACTATAATTAAATGAACTTACTACTAACGGATGCTTATCAAATTGAAAATCACCCATACCGGATAGATAACACAGTGGGGGAGGTGTTCCGGGTTTAGGTATTTCATCTTGTCCATAAAACATTTTAGTAACCGACCTAAAGAAATGTATTACAGCTAATAAATAATTTGCCTCATCATTGTCTTGTGCAGTAAAATCACATGTAATATTAATTTGATCTACACTACTATTTTTATATTGAAATATTTTATAGTTACTGTGAGCAACTTCGGCAGGATCATAATGAGCGGCATATGTTACTTGAATCTGAGGTACATATGGGAATATTACACCATCTGTTTTTTGCAATGGTGTTAATATGCCTGGATTCTGTGCCTTATATAAGTAACCTGCACTTGGTGCTAAACTTAATCTTACACGCCAATCACCTTGAGTTTTTGCATTCTCTGCGTCTTGGGTAATCTGTAGTCCCCTAGTCCTATCAACCGATCCTTGTAAACCCTGCATCCCGCCATACGCACCAATAATATCTTGTTCGGTACGTGGTGGAATACTGTCATACTCGGCTTGAACTTCTAATCTTGCTTTTTCAATTGCATCGTCTACATTAATAGTTGCCGGTTCTTTATTTTCAATATTTTGTGGTTCTTCATTAGCTGCTAAGAAGGCAGCGGTTGCAGCTTCATTTTGTGTATTAACTGCTGGTTTTGCGTTTTCAACCTTAGGTGGGGTTGGGCGCGGCGCCGGTTGAACTGCAGGTTTTGATGCGGCAGTTATCTGAGCCTCTATTGATGCAATATTTTTATTTAATACTATAACCTCTGCTTTTAATCTTGCAATAAAGGCAGCATTCATTTGATAATTAGGATTAACATTAGCCAGGCTCTGGAGTTTTATCCTCAACGATTCTCTGAGTGCTATTAAATCTGCGTTTAATACGGCTATATTAGCTGTTGACATGGTTTTATACCTTTACTAAATAGTATTTATCGCTATAAAATTTACCCTTTTTCTATATTAATGTTGCTTTTCAACAACAAAAGTGTTATAATACACACAACAACAAGGAAACTATGTCTCTACTACCCGCACCACGCAAACCAGTCAATTATTTGAATAATAAAGACATTCTAAAAGAAATACATGAGAGTAAAAACGCATACTGCTGTTTCACTAAACCAGAATATCATCGCTATGACTTTATCGTAGATATGCCCCAGGCTTCAATTGAGGATAGTCTAGCATATGCTTTTAAATCAGAAACTATTCAGCAAGCAAAAGAAACACGTGCATTACGTCTTAGTTTGGAACAAGGATCTAAAGATGCAGTTTCACCTGACTCAATAGCAATAACCGATTTAGTGTTTCGTATAATGACTTGGGATCATGTTCCGGTTGCACCAAAACAACCTCGCAAAACCGTTAAAAAGAAAACCGCAAAGGACATCTTTGAATTTGAAGAACCAGATCCAGATGAAATCTTTGCTGACTTAGAGGATACAACTACTAAAGCTGAAGTAGATGATATGGTTCATGTTAAAGTAAACTTCCCCCCATTCCAACACTACAAAATTGACGCAAATAATACATTCTATTGTGTAGGCAAAAGTCATTGGGAAGGTGATCTAGTAACAGGTTCTTTTAATAAAGAGCATGGTAAAATCACAAACAAACTCGCCCGTATGTATATTATGATGTGCGAAAAATATGCCATGAAATATAATTGGCGTGGGTATACCTATAATGATGAGATGCGTAACAGTGCTATCCTTCAACTAACGTATGTTGGCTTACGATTCAATGAGGCTAAATCAGCCAACCCATTCGCTTATTACACGGCTGCTATAACTAATAGTTTCTGTCGTGTATTGAATACCGAGAAACGTAATCAAAATATTCGTGATGATATATTAGAAATCAACGGCCTTAACCCAAGTTGGAGTCGTCAAGGTTCTGGGACAAGTAGTACAGTTTACGAAGAATAAACTAAGTTTTACTCCCTAAATGATAAATAAGTAAGATATTCATTTAGGGATAAAATATGTTTATATACAAAATCACGGTAATTCCACTTAATCAAATATATATTGGGTTAGATACCAAGCCAGAGTACAAAAAGTCTAGATGGCGTACTCACCTCAAAGAATCTATTATTAATCCAAAAGGAAAATTTCACATTGCACTACATCAATACGGTTCTGAAAATTGTATATATGAAGTATTAGAAAGAAATTTTACTTCAGTCTCACAACTTGCTTTAGCCGAAATAAAATATATCAACCAATTTAATTCTTATAAAAAAGGATTAAACAGCACTCCTGGCGGAGACGGACTGAATAATGATCTCACTATGTTTAATGATGATGAAGTGGCTCTTATACGAAATGCGTTGGGAGAAAAATGGAGAGAATTCAATAAGAAAAAATGGGCTGATACCACCGAAGACCAAAGAAAAGAAATGATTAAACATTGTCATACTGAGGAAGCCAATATTAATCGTGCAGAAACACTAAGAAACTATTATGATAATGTACCCGGTTCCAAAGAAAAACATAGTGCTGGTATTAAAGAATGGCAAAAAGAAAATCCAGAACTTGCAAAAAAATATAGAATACAAAATGGATTAAAAGGCGCAGAAAAAACTTCCAAGAAGGTTACCTTAATGCGTGATACCGGTGAGGTAGAAGTTTATAATAGTATTAGTGAGTTCCAACGACAAACAGGCCAATGGATGTGTACCATTAGAGAAAAATCAAAAAAAGGAGAATTTTACAATGGTTATAAAATTAAGGATATTGAATGAATCTATTTAAAAAAGCGGCAGTAATGACAGACCTGCACATTGGTTTAAAATCAAATAGTATAGTTCACAATGAGGACTGTTTAAATTTTGTTAAGTGGTTTATATCAAAGGCAAAAGATGAAGGGTGTGACACTGCAATCATATGCGGTGATTGGCATAATCATAGGGCAAGTATTAACATACATAGTCTCCATTACTCTATGCAATGTTTAGAATTATTAAATTCTAATTTTACTCAAGTGTTCTTTTTAACAGGGAATCATGATTTATACTATAGAGAAAAACGTGACATTCATAGTGTATTATGGGCAGGATATCTTCCAAATGTTCATGTTATTAATGATATTTTTACTGAAGGTGACGTGACTATTTGTCCATGGTTAGTAGGTGATGAGGCAAAACAAATTAAAAAATTAAAATCTAAATATATATTTGGACATTTTGAGCTTCCCAATTTTTACATGAATGCACAAATATTAATGCCTGATCATGGTGATATTAATATGGATTCTTTTTCAAATACAGATTTAGTATTCAGTGGTCATTTCCATAAACGTCAAAGCAAAAAGAATGTATGGTATATTGGTAACGCTTTCCCACATAACTATGCTGACGCAGGTGATGATGCACGTGGCATGATGATACTAGAATGGGGTGAAGAGCCTGTATTTCATAGTTGGCCTAGACAACCATTATATCGTGTATATAAACTAAGTGATGTACTAGAAAACCCTGAAGGCTTGCTATTGATTGACAGTCATGTTAGAGTTCATCTTGACATTGATATTAGTTATGAAGAAGCTAACTTTATAAGAGAAACACTAATCCCAGAACATAAGTTAAGAGAAATGGCATTGATTCCCATTAAAGCAGAACAAACAGAGATCGCTGGTTCAGATGGACTTAAGTTTGAATCAGTTGACCAAATCGTCATTGACCAAATCAATTCTATTGAATCAAATACTTTTGACAAAAAACTATTGTTGGACATTTACAATAACATATGATTAAATTAAAAAATATTACATTACGAAACTTTTTATCAATCGGACAAGTTACACAGGCTGTTAGTTTTGATAGACAAGACTTAACACTTATTCTAGGTGAGAACTTAGACCTAGGTGGTGATGGTGCTCGTAATGGTACAGGTAAGACTACTTTGATTCAGGGTCTTAGCTATGCATTGTTTGGTATACCAATCAATAGCATTCGTAAAGATAACTTAGTCAATCGTACTAATGGTAAAAATATGATGGTTACACTAGAGTTTAGTGTAGATGGTATTGACTATAAGATTGAACGTGGGCGTAAGCCAAACATTTTACGTTTCTATGTAAACAACGATTTACAAAAGAATACTGACGATGCACAGGGCGAGAACAAAGAAACACAACAAGCCATTGAACGAGTGATTCATATGAGTGCCGATATGTTCAAACATATCGTTGCATTGAATACTTACAGTGAACCGTTCTTAGCATTAAAAACGAATGACCAACGTGATATCATTGAACAATTGCTTGGTATTACTTTGTTAAGTGAAAAAGCTGAGGTCATTAAGAACATGATCCGTGATAGCAAAGATGGTATACAAGCAGAAGAATATCGTGTTAAGGGTATTGAAGAGGCCAACAAACGTGTAGCTGAACAGATTGAAGCTTTGAAGCGTAGACAGAAATTATGGAAAGCAAAACATGATGAGGATCTTACTAAGTTAGTTACCGACTATGATGATCTATCAAAGATTGATATTGATGTTGAGTTGTTAGCACATAAGGATTTAGTAGTTTGGATTAAACAAAAAGAACAGCAAGATACATATAATGCATTAGTTGCTCGTTCCACTGCTTGGCAACAAAAACATGATACTGATGTTTCAATAGCGCATAAAGCCTACTTACTTAAAAATGAGTATGACATTGAAACCGAGCTTAAAGCATGGAGTGATTTAAAAAAGTGGCTGCACGATGATACTGAACAAAAAGCTATTGCTATAGCAATTGATACCCAAACCAAAAGTATTAATAAAGAAAAAAAATTAATTGAGAAATTGGTTCGGGAAGTTAAAGAACTTGAGGATCATAAGTGTTATGCTTGTGGACAAGACTTCCATGATGATAAACACTTAGAAGTTACCTTAGAAAAAACCACACTACTTGAAAATGCCCGTGCTGAATTAGTTGAACTTGAAAGTAAACTGTCAATTAATCAGTCATTGGTTATTAAATTGGGCCCTAAGCCTACTCCATCATACAAAACAGAAGCGGAAGCTATTCGTCACAGCGGTGATGTATCTAACTTAAAGAAAGTATGGGAAGACAAGAAACAAGAATCTAATCCATTTAGCGATCAACTTAGTGAATTGAATCCTGTTGTGTTGGGTCCTCAACCTATTACAATTTATGATACTGAAGCAGAAGCAATTGAACATCGTTCTACTGTTAATAGTTTATTGAATCAAATTACAAACAAAAACAATGAAACAGATCCATACAGTGAACAAGTAGTAGAGATGGAAAATAATGCACTACAGGCTATTGACTTTGAGAATATCAATAAACTAACAAGAACAATGGAACATCAAAAGTTCTTGTTAGATTTGTTAGTTAGTAAAGATAGTTTTGTCCGTAAAAAGATTATTGATCAAAACTTAAGTTACTTGAATGCACGATTAACGCATTACCTAGATAAGATTGGTCTACCTCATCAGGTTATCTTCCAGAATGATTTGCAGGTTGAGATTACAGAGTTGGGTCGTGAACTTGACTTTGATAATCTGTCACGTGGCGAACGTAACCGTTTAATCTTAGGCTTAAGTTTTGCGTTCAGAGATGTATGGGAGAGTTTATATCGCCCTATCAATACATTGTTTATTGATGAGTTAATTGATAGTGGGCTTGACACGATGGGTGTTGAGAACAGTATTGCTATTCTTAAAGACATGAGCCGACGTAGACAGAAAAGTATTTGGCTTGTAAGTCACCGTGAAGAACTAGCCGGGCGTGTGCCTAGTGTTCTTAAAGTGATTAAAGAAAATGGATTTACCTCATACTCAACTGCAGTGGACACAGAATAATTTCAAACATACACAGAGACAGATAAGTATTAACATGACATCACCGCAGAAAGCAAAAGGATCAGGATTTGAGAGAGAAGTTGCAAGATTTCTTTCTGACCTATACAGCGAAAGCTTTATAAGAGCACCTGGATCCGGAGCTTACATTGGTGGTAAAAATCAGCATAGAACAAGTATATTACATGAGGGACAAGTACGTTCTTTCAAAGGTGATATTGTACCCGGTCAAAGTTTCAGTAAAATGAACATTGAATGTAAGTTCTATGCAGATTTTCCCTTTCACTTACTACTTTCAGGTGACTGTAAAGTAATAAATACATGGATTGAACAATTAATGGATGTTGCCGAAGATGGTGATGTAAATTTATTGTTTATGAAGTTTAATAGAAAAGGGCGTTATGTTGCCGTGCAATGCGGCTCAACATGGATAACAGACAATTTTGTCTATTATTCGTCAAGCAAGTTTGGCGATTGGCTAATCGTTGAATTTGATGACTTTTTCAAACACAACAGTACATTATTAAAAACCTATTCGGCAACCCCAGACACCACGTCAAATCAAACTGTTATTAATATCCCAACAACATAATCAAATAAAAATTCGTTGTCTTGGCTGCAAGACCTCCTTGAAGATGCGTATAAGAACGCTGATGGATCTGGAGTAAGCATAGTTAGTGATAACTATGGAATACCGAGAGGGCAATCGACAAAGCGAACCCTCAACAAGCTCATCCCTACTTTATCTTTGCGGGGTGAGAAGTGCGTTGCTGAAGAATCAATTGAAAGATCATTGATAGCTTCACTACAGTCCCATAACTTTACAGAGCAACCGGTAGCGTTTAGTAGCAACAAATAGCTAATTAGACGGGGAAAAGATGACAAAGGATGACGGGCATGGCAAATACCCTTAACCATTGGTAGTGCTGAATAGCACTACCATGGCTTCAAAGCGGCAATATAGTCCATATATAATATAGAGTAAAAGACAATAGATAACCGTAAAAATTAAGAACGAACGAAGTGAGTTCTTAGATGAACGAAGTTCATCTTTACATAGATAACCCGTAATGATAAATGAACAGTTACGGAATAGATTAGAAGAAAGGCATACCAGATTTCTTAGTAGTATCTAAGTTTTCTTCTATTAATTTACCGATAGCATTACGTTCACTAGATGACATATTCAATAAATCTTCATAGGAAACACCACCACGCATATACCAAGCGTACCGAATAGCGGCTGTCTTAATAGCTTTAGTCTCTGATTCTAAACTCTCTATCAGCTTCTTTATATCTTCAGAGCTAAGATGTAGAAGCTTTAGGCGAAAAAATCAGATACGTTAAGGGTTAGTTTTTGTTGATATTCATGTGAGCAATGTATACATTTCACATCCAAAGGCTTTAACTGAGAAGATTCACGTAATTTAACTGCGGTAGTACGTAGTTGTTCAAAGCTCTTACGGTCACAATTTTTTAGAAAATCTAATATATATTCTTTTTCATTAACTATGGATGCCGGTGTTGTTATAGATTCAATAGATTCAGCTATAAGCTCCATACTTAAATTATTTAATTTTTTTAGTACAACACTAGATTCAGCTTGTCTAGCATCATCATCGGTTATATTATCTAATTTTCTAATAGCTTGTTCAATTTCAAATTGAGCCATGTTAATATTGTTAATTTCTTTATATGAAAATGGGATAAATTTGAACGTAAGTTCGTTTACTTGAACTACTTCATCATAGTTTCCAGCTGTTAGATTACTTAATAATCCTATTAGATTTATACTGTACGAAGCTTCTTCATTACATTTAGGGCATTGAGAGTCAATGTCTAACATTGCTCCATTGCTAGCGGCTCTAATAGCAACAAGAATAGGATCTAAATCTATAATAGGGATAGACCATGGATCTTTAATATTTGGAATACAGCTTCTAATAATATCTACTACTGCAGTACCGTTAAACAATGCATCCGGGGTTTTACTAGTTATCTCATCAATAGCTGTCATTGGATATATAGGTAATTCCTTATTATCAGGTAAATCTATAGAGCCAGCTGGATAAAATTCACCACCACTGGGTAATTTTAGATAAATTTCAGGACGGCGAAAATATTGTTTTAGTGGGTTTGCGTTCATGGATTCTCCTGGGGATATTTTAAAGACATAAATACTATTGATTATTTAGTGGGTAAAATATCATGACAGAAAATTTTGAAGAAAAACTTAGTCGGCTAACGGAATTACTTGAAAAACAGATCCAAGCCTACGACAATTTAAATGATACCAATGAAAAGACTGAAAGGCAAAAACAAAAAGCTTTAGAAGATGCTATCTTACAGGAAAAGGGCTATAAGAAAGTTAGCGGTGAGCTTATTTCCATTGAAGAAGACCGCATTAAAGCTGAAGAAAAACTTACACAAGAATTGTATGATAAATTTGGTAAAGAACATGTACTAAACCAAAAAATACAAGATGAATACAATAAACAGCTTAAATCAATAACCGATGTTATTAAGGGCTCAATAGCTATAACTGATGCCCAAAGAGACAATTTATTAGAGTTAAAAAAATCTAATGAATATATAGCTGCCCAGCAAGCAAACGAATTCAAAAAACAAGCTGAAGCTTTAGGTGCTATAGTTCAATCAAATGGAAAACTATTAGTAGTTAATAATAAAATAATAACTGATAGTATAAAGTTATCAGATGAGCAGAAGAAACAATTAGCCGCTGCCAAAATGGCGCAAGATCCGGGCAAAGCTGTCGGAGACATGGCAAACAGATATAAAGATACAAGTAATACTCTTACAGATTTTTCCAATAAATTACAAGAGTCAGCTAGTTCAAGTGTAGGATGGACTTCTACTATTAAACTTGCAGAAGCAGCCATTGCAGGAATGGCAAAAGGAATTGCTGTATTCACCTCATCTATTTATAAAGGTGAACGTGGTGCTACTGTAACCGCTAATGCATTCAATGAATTAACCAAAAGTGTAGGAGATACTATGACAGGTATCGGTACTGCGTTTGCAATTTTTTCTTGGTTTATGCCCGGTGGAGCTATAGTTAAAGGGCTTAAGATAGTTGGTGGTCTTCTTGGAGTATTAGGTGGTCAACTAATAAAAGGCTATGGTGAATTACAAAAGTTAGGTGCTGAACAAAATGATGCTTTATTCAAAGCTTACAATAGATTATCAGCGAGTGGGTTAGGAGCGGCAAAAGGGCTTGAAGGGGTAATAGACACTGTTCATACCTTAAACATGTCTGTACCAGAAATAGAAAAATTCACTGAACTACTAACAAATAACTCAAAAGAATTAAAACTATTAGGAGCTACTGCGGGTGACGGTGCTCAAAGCTTTGCAAAAGTAGCCGGAGAACTATCAAAAAGTAAAATAGGTGAACAATTAGAAAGATTAGGTGTTACTGCGGAAGAGCAACGTGAACATACTTTACGATACATGGCAAATCAAACTCGTATGGGTTTATTGCAAGGCAAAACACAGCAAGAGTTACTTAGAGGATCTCAGCAGTACATTGAAGAATTAGATAAAATAGCAATGTTGACTGGTGCTAGTCGCAAAGACCAAGAAGAAGCACGTGCCGCAATTATGGCAGAAAATGAATTACGTGCGGCAATGTATGAAGCAGAAAAGAATAAAGATACTGAACTTTCAGCAAAATTAAAACAAGCTTTTGATTTGGCAGCTAATTTAAGAGTTATGGGTGATATAAGAGGTGCAACCGGGGTATCAAAATACGCAGCCGCTGGTTTTAATCCTACTGATGAAGTATCCGGCGCCGCAATGCTAACATTTCAGGAAGCATTAACTAATATATCACAAGGTAAAGGTGGAAGTGCTTCTGATAATTTAACAACCGCACTAAAAGGTTTACAAACTAGTATGGATAATTATGCCGGTGCAGCCAAATATGGTGGAGACTTTAAAGGGTTACAGACAGTGGACATGGCTAAGGGCGCGGATATGGTTCTTGCAGGTAAACGATTTGAAGAAGAAAAACTTAAAAATCCTAATGTAACTGTTGACCAAGTATTAGAATTAATGCAAAAAGAACGTATGGATGCTGATCCAAGATTAAAAGCTACTGTAGAAGGTAACAGAATGCAACAGGCAGCTGCACAAATAATGGATAAAGCCGCCTTTCAGTATAATGATGCCGCAAAAATACATGCAGCCGCAAGTACAAAATTTAAAGAAGCAGTTGATACATTTGCAAAGGTAGCAGGAGCAAAACCTGTTGCCGGTGGAACAAATGTAAATGGAACTCCTCCTCCTTCAACAACTCCACCAATTCCTATGGCGCCTAATGCACCTCCTAACGCCGGGGCAACTCAAATGGGCGGAATGGCTGATCAACGTAGACAGGGATTAAGCGGTGCATCACAGGGTACACCAACTCCACTACCTCCAAATTTGACTCCAACTTCTAAAACTAGAGGTGTTAAATCAAGAGGTGCGGCTGCGCCTTTTAATGCGGCAAGGGATAGTCAATTAGCATCAAGTCAATTAGGAATATTGCCACCGACTCCGGGTCCAGGTGTGCAAGTCGCATCTAATGCTCCTGGCTTACCTAAAACGTCAGAAAGTTTATTCACTTTTGGAAGTAGATCTGGAAGCAAAAGTAATTTTGAACAGTTAAGTGATAGTATTAGGTCTAGAATTATAACTGCGGCAAAAGAATTTAATTCAATGACTGGTGGTAAAATTGCAATTAATAGTGCTAAACGTGATTCGGAAGATCAACAAAGATTATGGGATGAATCAGAAAAAGCAGGAAGAACAGGTTTAACTGCTCAAGGTAGACCTATAGGTAAACCTGGTACTAGTAAACATGAACGTGGATTAGCAGTTGATATACAAAATTATAATGATCCAACTGCTGTTAAGGCAATGAATAGTCAGGGATTATTTCAAACAGTTCCTAATGACCCAGTACACTTTGAAATGGCTAGATTTGGTGGAGTATTCAGTGGTCCAGCATCTGGATATCCTGTTATGCTTCACGATGAAGAAGTTGCTATGCCTAAACCCCAGTTTGATGAATTGGCTAATAATGTAAAGAAAGAAAGTATAACTACTGCATTTAATGACTCAACTAATATGTCTACTAGTAATTCATCCGAAT